GAGCCAAGCGCATGTGGCTTCTTTCTCCAATGACTTGAATGTAACCGTATGCACGCCAGGAAGGGAACTGACATGATCGAGCAACCTTGCCCTTCGCAGCATATCCACTTCCTGATTGGAAATCCCGAACTTGGCAAGCGAAGTCAGGACTTCCTCGACCGGACGTCGCACCACCACAAACTTCGCCTTGGGAAATGCCGCCATCAGAGAGGACCATCCCTCGACCGCGCCCGTCTCGACCGTCCCGTTAAGGCCACGCATAAAAGGTGTGACGAAATCTTGAATAGATGTGCAAGCAACCGCCAAATCATGCAAACAGGATCGACCGGGCGGCGCAAGGAACTGCGACAGCCACTTTGTTCTGCTTCGCGGAAGGGCGAGGATTACGAAAGGGACTGGCATCGCATACAGCATGATAACCCTCTATTTCTTGAAGTGCGGAGCGACCTTCTCAACGGAGCGGGCACCAGTATAGCCTAGCATCACCCATTGGAACAGATTGACGATGCTGTCAGGTAAAGCCGCAAGCCAGTTGTGGAACCCGATAATAACCGAGTTCGCTACTTCCGGGCGCCATGCGAACAACAATCCCATCGGAAGGCTCGCCAGCAACAGGATATAGACCACATACAGGAATGACGGACGGGCGCGGGAAGTCCATTTGTCTTGGCTCTGCGCCTCGGCCAGCATGACCGCCTGAGAAGCCCGCAGCTTGTCGATGGCAGCGGAGGCGGTGGCCTGCATGATTGTGGCCTCGGCAGTCGCCTTTTCAGTCGGGCTAGGCCAAATCTTATCAATGCCGGTTTTCAGCAGGTCACTGACCCCAGCGATCGCGTCGTCAATTCCCATCATCGCTTAAACCCCTTTGAAGAAGGCTTGCCCGGCAAGAACCGCAGTCGGAGCGTGATCTTCGGCCCAATACGGAGCATGAGGCATGGACAGAGCGTAATAGCTGGTCGCCCCGTCAGTGATATCAGGAAGGTTCCCCAAAGAAGCCAAGCCCACCAATTCCAGAGCAATCGCAAACTCAGGATCGTTGCAATCGACTTCAAGACCCTTGTGCAAGTTCGGATCATCGGCATTCCAGCATGAGAACTGCAACGGAGCATGACAGACGGCATAAACCGTTCCATCGCCAAACAACGGGTGTGGTTTGCCATGCGCGGCGGCATATGCCTGCCCGATATTGGCGCGGTTGATGATGACGTTTACAACAGAGTGCATCCCGACTTCGCCGCCGCCTCGGTTCTCCATCCACGCGGTTCGCGCCGCAGCGTCCTTGTCACGATCAAACATCGGCTTCATGTGTGGCCTCCCAAAAAGGACTTGGCATAATGCACCAGGATAGAGCCAACGCTTCCGCCACCAGTTCCCGCCGCAGTTATGGCAATGAGTGCGCGGTTCTTAAACTTCTCGTGTTCATCCACGGTCTTTTTCGTTTCCTCAGCTAAAAGACACACACCGGATAGCTTGGAGAACATTTCCATTTCTTCGGAGCAATGCGTTGATAGCTCTTGCCGCAGTGCGGCAATTTGCTGCGCTAGTTCCGAACGTGCGCTATTTCCAGACTCAATTTTAGACATGAGTTCGCCTAGCTTATACGAAATTTCATCCAGGCCCATCACGTCCTCCTCGATCATTTTATTTCAAAAGCTGTGCACGAAGCGCGACCAGGAGGTCGTCGGCATTCTTGAGCCAACCGCCATCATAGCCTAGCGTTGCTTCGCGGACCCGTCGCTGCGTCATTCCCGCCTCCAATGCAGAAATCTGCATCATGACCGTGGCGTTGTGGGATGCCTTTTCCTGGTTTGCAATGTACCCCGGAAAGGCTGCATCAAGTTCAGCATCGGTCGGCTCATGGTCAAAGAACACTTCGCCGCTGGTGAGGTTTGTAGGCTCGTCCCAAAGGCGGGAGGTCAGCCCGTTGTCAGAAAAGACGCGCATCAGATGTTGTCCTCATATCCCGTTGCGTTGATCCAAGGCCCTGCGCCACCAGTGCCCCAATACACATTGGTGCTTTCCGGCATGAAATTGATGTTCCAAGCCTGATACTGGTTTGTCGCGCCGGATTGAGAAGCCACAAAGGCAGACGTATTGGTTCCCGCCGCAGTCGTTGAATAACTGCTATTTGGGGCAAGCTGAACGACGATACTCGTTACCGCCCCGGTGCCAACCTGAAGGGCAATACGAGACGCAGTGAGAGGCACAACAGAACTGATCGAGACGGCAGTCCAAACCGTCACCACACCGCCCGCCGTGGCGAGGTTTATTGGCGTTGACATGTTAAAGCCGCCAACCGTCCATTGCACCACGCGCCCCTTTTGCGTGCTCGCACGAAAGCCTACCGGAGTGATGTAAAGAGCGCCGATACGGGCATAATATGGATATGTCGCCAATATACCCGCTGCGGGGCTGGTCGAACTCAACGACATGACAACGCCTGTGGTGACGCCATTCGAGACAGCAAAGACAGAATACCAAGTATTGTTGGCGAATGTCCCGGTATCGAGGTTGTTTAGGCCAACGGTGCCATATGACGCGCTTGCCACGCTAAGAACCACGCTAACATAGCCGCCAGAACCATTCCCCATCACCAATTGGTCAGCAGACGCGGAATATGTTGATCCGTTCGTCGGCACGATTGTCAGATTGCGAAAGAACCCGCTCGGCGTCGCATTTGCCACGGCCAGGCCATTCGCCCGCTGGTATGCCACGCATCGCCAATTGCCGCTTCCAAGGCTCTGAAACTCCGCTGTATCCCCAACTGCCGCAGTGATGTTTACCGCGCCCGGCAAGATAAGAGACGAACCATTGTAGGTTATCAGTGGCGTGCCGGTGAAATTAAGCCATTTGCGAGTACCAGCCGGGGATGTTCCAAAAGATGTGATGGTTGTGCTGCCCGACACGATTACATTGTCTTGCGGGACTGTGGATAAATCAGTCGTACCAGATGAAGCGACCGTACCAAGGCCCTGAGTGGCCGGAACAACCTCTGCATATAAGTGACCAACTGCATCGGTTGAGAAGGTAGCGCGATATCCTGCCGGAATGGTAATGCCGACACCCGCCGAGCCGCCGTTGATCGTGTCCGATGCATTGATGGTGATGGTAGCGATACCCGTCTGCGCAAAAATCTGGACGCCCCAAATAGTGCTCAAGGTCGTAGTTTGCGCAATGGTATAGGTGACGGCTTGCGTGTTGATGAAATATGTCGATGACTGTGCCAGTCCGACTGCCTGAGCGGTTGTTACAATCGTTGCAGCTTGGCTTGGCGATCCAATGGCTTCGCGGACGCCTAAGACTGTCGTCGCCCCGGTTCCACCATACGCAACACCGAGAGGGGTAGTGAGGCCGGTCAGTGACGTGATATCGCTATTTGCGCCATTATGGGCAGCGTTAGAGTTCACGTCAGACTGAATTTGGGTAAAGTCCGCCATCACCTGAGTGGCATCGGCCAACGTCCCATTCGTCAACGTATAAGGGAGAGATGGAGAAATTGACATAAGCCTGCTCCTACGGAACGTAGTTCAATGGTTGATAGAGAACCTGCAAATTGGAAACCTTTAAACCAGGGGCAGAACCACCAGTTGCTAGAATGACCAATTTAGTGAAAACCAGCGGTTTTGTCCAAGGAATGCTATACGGGCGAAGACCAGAGATAGAAGAACCCCACTTGGAACCGCCCCAATTGAAACTATCCCACAACGTACCCGAAGATGAGCTGGTAAGAATTGCTTGCGATAGCACTGTACCGCTCTCGTCACTGGCAACGACGCTTAACTGCTGCGTAGGGGAGAAAGTGGTGATCCCATACCAGCGAGTATTGCCCCATGTGAACGCATCCCAATTGGTGCCTGTGAAAGAAGTCATGCCAGAACCAAAGGCGACGTTGATCGTGGTTTCAATGGCAGAATTTGCGGTCAACCGGCCAAGATCGGCGAGCGGGGCAGTTTGATATGTCCAAGTAAGCTGTACGCCGTTCTCTGTAAATGAAGATGTTAAGACCTGCCAAGGGTCCGATTGCCAAAGTGTTCTTGTCGCCCCGGTCGCATTGCTGAACAGAATGAACGTGCTGTTGTAAGCCACGGCTACGTCATATCGGAACGTGTGAGGGCCGGTCCATATGCCTTTTGGCTGGTCATACCACCAGTCCTGATATGGCGCTCCAATAGCCTGACTGTTCTGAACGCAAATGCGATAGACACCCGCATTGTATGCCGCCACCACCCGCGAAGGGATCGAGACATTGCGGAATGGCACTGTTACCCCATCCAGAGGCTCAGTGACCGAACCCGTAAGCGTGACCATGCGAATCCCGTCATTCGACATGAACAACACGCCCAAAGGAGTGTTGGCAATAGATCGAGGCGCAAGGGTTCCTGCCGCAGGACTGAGGTTGTTTAGGGAAAGGTTGGTGGTGGCAACGTCTCCCGTCACCTGCCACACAGTGGTGTTCTTGAAGACAACGAGACCTTGGACGATACCGCCTGACGTAGTGATAAGGCCAAGCGCGGCCATTGCGGTCGGGGCCGTGTTGTCGCCAACCTGGAGCACGTTTGATGCATTGGTGATCGTGGTAGGGACGAGAACGTCTGAAAACCACACCTGACCATTGGACATCGAGAAGTACGCCCGATTGCCGAACTGCTGCACGCCGACAGGAACGCTCGGCAAGGCATTGGTTGCAGTATTTCCCGCACTCCAAGCCGGAGAGGCAAGCGTGCTGATGTCAAACCAACCGAAATTAGTCCCTGATCCTGGAAAGCCTGGATGCGTCACTAGAATTTTTGTGCTGACCAATGTCATGGTCGGCGGTGTCCATGCTCCCGCGCTCGCTTGAGTGACTGGTGTATTTCCACTGGTCACACCGCTAACGGTGATGAATGTCGCAGAGGGGATGTCATAGACGAATGGTTCGTCATGGCCTGTGTTGCGAGCGGTGGCTATCAGCCCGTAGATGCGGGTCCCAAGCTGATAAGCCACCGACACAACGCCCGGTGAGGAGAACGCCGGGAATGTCGTTAACGCCACCGCAGCAGGGCGGCATTGAAAGCAGAAAGGGGTTGAAGGGTCGGGAATAAGGTTCGACAGGCTCGACATAGCCCCAGGAGGGCTATTGGTCCCGTCCAGCGTGTCAGCAACGCCTCTCGGCGGATGGCGCATTGGGGAGGTTGTCGGTAGAGGCATTTTACATCGGCTGTTGTTTGGTGGCTTTTAACCCGCCACGGCCACGGAAAGAGCGTGCGTCCAGCTTCACCTGTCTCACATAGCCCTCTTTGTCGTCATCCATCGTCAGATACTTGCTCAGGATACCCTCGGCTTCCTTCTCCATCGCCTGTCTGCGAGTGTCGTCGGTCAGCATCATCACGTCAGACGCCACTTGCTTGATGAGATACCGTTGATTGGGAAACCACGGAACGCTCGAACTGGTTTCCGGTGTGACTATATCGGAAGGCATAGACTGATAGCGCACCGTCACGCTGAGAACCTGAGCGGGAGGCGGCCAGAAATAGATCGTCGGGGAATAACCGGGTTGACCGGGAGGGATGGTCCCAAGGTCGGTTGCAAACATCTCCGGATAGTCCGCGATTCCCGCCCCTTCAAACATCTTGTCGTAGTCTTCCAAGGGGATTTGGTTCAGATAGAAGCATTGCCCGCTAATCAGGTAGAACACTTCACGAAACCGCAGATAATCGTTCGGAAGGGTATAGCTTGCGGCAGACGAACTGACATTCAGCGTGTTCGTCTTGCGCAAGATATCGAAGTCATACGTCTGCGCAAGATAGCCAAGCACGCTGTTCAAGGCTTGTCCGGCCTGCTGAGTGAACCCAGGGGCCTTACAAATCTGAACAACCTGATCGACGATCTGCGCAGACGTTAACATGGCCTACTCCGCCTGTTTGCGAGTGTGTGCCAACAGGGCTTCCTGCCGGGTAATCTCGCCATCAAAGCGGGAGAGCGTCACGCGGGCATTGTCGCGGGCTGCACGCTCAGACATTTTGATGACCTTGCCATCGTTCTCGCCGTCCAATCGGGCCAAGTCCTCGGCGCAGGCATTCCGCTGCACTTTGGCTTTGGTCAATTCGGCCTCAAGGGCGGGAATGACGCAACGGGCCTGCTGACGGTCGGACACAGCCACCAGCTTATCAAGCTCGTGGTTCATGGCGGCACGATCCGCGCCAATGGGGAGATTGGTGCTAAACTGCAACACTCGACCGGAGCCAAGGTCTACAGAAAGGCCAATCAGATAACCGGGTTTACTCTCAGTGGTCATCGCAGATATCTCCTATACTGCGGTTGGAAAATCAGTGCGGGCGCAAGACCGTATTGGACGGGCGGCGGCCATACATCGCATTGGTATTGGCGCCACCGATTTCGGCCTCGTGCATCCAGCTTCGACCAATGATCTCTTTCACGGTGGCGGCTTGCGCGAGGGTCATCTTGTAGGTGTTGCCGTGGAAATAGACCTTGCCATCAAGGGTGATGCGGTCGGCGTGGGGGGCAAGATCAATGTGCACTTCTTCAATCTCGACGTCTTCGCCCGGCTCATCGGGAATGCCCGCAAGCTCCCGCTTCTTCTGCGCCACCAGGTCACTAAGGAACTGCTTTTCAGCTTCCTTCTGAATTTCAGCGATGGCTTGCGTTTCCGCTTGGCTTTCGAGTTCGGCCATGCGGTCGGCGCTCAACACGCCACTGAAGTTCTGTTTGACGGGCTTTTCGCGAGACATTGAAGGTTCTCCTGTGGAAGATATGGGGGGCTTTCGCCCCCCACACTGTTATCAGCCGAAGGTCGCAGTGAACGCCGACGAGCTTTCGATACGCATAAAGAAGTTCTGGTTGAGAAGGATCGTCCCGTACATCACCTTCCAACCGACAACCCGAAGCTGGTTCAACGGGTCCGACTTGTCGCTTTCCTTGAGATAGGAAAACTTCGGATCGTCCAGCATGACCTGACCATAAGCCGACTTGCCGAAGATGAAGTTCGGAAACACGGTAACGCCGGTCGCCGGGGCAGCCGGAGGAGTGCGAGCGGAACCAACCGCAGTCAGAACCACCGTGGAAGCGGAGGCAATCTGCACAGCCTGACCAGCCAACGGGCCGGAGGTCGGGCCGGAAGAAGACGTGCCCAAGTTCGCCGGAGTGCTGCTGGTGGACAGGTAGACGTTGAAGGTGTAGCCCGGCAGGGTCGGGACCGTCACGGAGATGGAGCCGGTCGGGCCGGTGACGGAAATACCAGTGGACACCTGATAGATGCGCTGTTCGTAGCCGTTCTGAGCGACGGAGCCAGTGACCTGCACATAATAGGTGCCGGTCGCCAGGGTGCCACCAGAGGTCGAAGCAGTGCCGGTGACAGCGGCCACGCCGACGAAGTAAGGAACCATGTTGGAACGGGTGAAACGAATGCCGCTCCAAATGCCCAATTCGTTGTTGTACAGACGGTTCACGTCGCTGTACGACCACGCAGTGGCGATAGTGGTGTTCTCGCGCATATCCTGCTCAACGAGCGGGTGGATGATCGAGGTGTAGTGCTGCATCCCGCGAGGATCGGACGAAGCCTTGGTGGGCTGACCGGCGGCGATCTTGGCGTCTTCTTCCATCTGACCATTGAACTGCGGAGCGCCGATGGTGTAGAGCGCGGCGGCGGCGCGGTTCACTTCATGAGGCGAGAGAACGTCACCAGCGATCAACGAAGCGCGAGCGCCACGGCTGTTTACGTAGTTGATCTGAGTACCAGCCATCAGATTGTTGAATGTGTTGCGTTCCAGGGTTTCCGACATCTGCATCGCAACAAGGTCGATGGCCTTCTGAAACAGCGGATGCTCGATGGTCATGTCCGCAACATCGGTCACGGTGACGGTATCGCCCCACTGCTGCGCGGTCGCGGAGACCTGAGCCAGCGACATGGTTTCGCCAACCGGCGGCACGCCTTCCGACAACGGCGCGAACGGCAGGTTCACACGGTCATAACGAGAGGC